CTCCTTGCCGGCGGAGGTCGAGATGAGGATGAGGTGAAACCGGGTCAGGTCCATGGCGGGGATGGTCCGCTTCACCTTGGCAGCGCCCATGAGCTTGCCCCACTCCGCCTTGTCAGCATCAGCGCCCACGTTCAGGCGGTGCTCGAAGGAGTCGAAGAGGTTCATCTGCGAGGTAGTCATGTCAGGCACTCACCTTGAAGGAGATGCGACCGGCGAAGAGGTCGGTCGGGCTCTCATCGGCTTCGACTACAGGCTCGTCGAGCAGCCTGACCACCCGCATCTGATTGGCGAGGAGCCATGTGCCGCCCTGACACTCGGGACGCTCGACCTCGACGTAGTCCGCGACCACGACCTCCGCCCACACCCTGCCCTTGGGGCTCAGGTGGGGGGCTTCCGGGGTGCGGCAGCAGTGCCATCCCATGCGCTCGGCGTAGCCCTTGGTCGGGTGGTTCTCGGCGGGCAGCATCTCGCCGCCCACGGTCAGCCGGTTCCGGCGGTGGATGAAGAGACTGCCGACGCTGCCGTCCTTGTGCAGGGTCAGCAGCTTGAATGCTGTCCGGGGTTCCGCGATCCGCCGTGTCATCTTCGTTGCCATCCTGTCTGGTGTGTGGTGTGTGTGTTGCAGTGCCCAAGGTATACCCTTCGCTACACCTGTCAAGGCCTTGCCTGCAGGCAAATGGGCAAATGAAGGGTGGACAGAGGTGTAGCGGCTGTGGTATATTACCGCAGGAGAGCGACTTACAACTTTTTTCACAGAGGGGCAAAAAAAGTTGCCTGGGAGCCCGAAAATGGGTCCAAAAGGCAGCTGACCCCCCGGCACATTTTTCCCACCTGTCCAAGTGAGCACCATCATGCCCCGTGGTCCCAAGCCGGTGTCTGACCTGACGCGGGAGCTCCGCTGCCCGCGCTGCCAACGGTCCACGCCCCACCGCGCCGGCGAACACGCCGGCAGGGCATGTTGGCAGTGCAGCCGGTGCCATACCCGGCACCGGCGAGGTGAGGTGTTGTGGCAGGGAGGCAGAGGCTCAGGCAGGAAGGCGCGGTCGCCGCTGAAGCGGTGGCTGCTGAGGCGGCTCAAGGCACTGAAGACGGAACTCGACTCGAGACCCGATGCGTGGGGTCACAGAGGCAGACCCAGGCGAGGCACCTTATGAACGTGGACCCGCTCTCACTCCTGTACCAGCTGCAGTGCAGAGAGACACACTACAGACAGAGGCTCTCCGCCGGGGTGGCGGTCGGGGGGGACGGAGGAGACAGACGTGCCCAAGCGTGACCCCGAAAGGACCCACCTGACCACCACTGACCTCAAGAAGGAGGTCTACTGCTACTACATCCTCACCGGGCTCTCACCCGAGGAAGCCTACGAGGAGGTCGGATTCACCCCTGACTCCGGCAACGCTGCCCGGTATCACATGACCCAGACAGTGCAGGAGCGTCTGCGGGCTCTCAGGGCTGCGATTGAGAAGCGCATCCTGCAGCAGGACGAGGAGGTCTGGGGCGACGAGGCCCTCGCTAAGTTCCTCCAGGCCAATGCGATAGAGAGCAGGGCCCAAGGCGACTATGCTCCCTCCAACAGGGCCATCGAGCTACTCGGGCGCAACCGGGGCATGTTTGGGGTAGGCGATGGGCAGCAGCAGGGGCTGCAGGAGGTAGATGACAGGGCTGATCAGGCAGAGCTTGCGGCCCTGTGGCTGGTCGAAATGAAGGAGAAGCACGGGGTCGCGAGCATCGACGACCTGATCGGGCTGCTCAGAGGAGAGATACTAACGATAACGGGGGTTATCGATACTATCGAACCCGTGCCCTCAGAGGGACAGCAGAGGTGTGGGAGCTGCAGTGGAGAGGGCTGCACCTCGTGTGAGGAGGGACAGCAGCCGGCTCTCGGCCTCCCTGTGGCTGGAGGAGAGGAAGGGGGGGGTGAACCTCCAGAATGAATGCGGAGGTCGGCGATGGGGCCCAAATTGATAGGTCCGCATGAATAATTTTTCCAGTTTGAAACGGCTTTTGAAACCCGCTTTGAAACGGCCATGACTCAAGAAGAAGCTATTGCTATCATCGACGACGAAGAGACGCTGCTCTTCTACGACAACTGCGATGATGCGCTCGTGGGCGTGGGCGCCAGGTGTTCCTGTCCGCCAGTGGCGATCTACTCCTACGAGAAACTCGTGGACGTCTTCATTGCAGGCGGCATGGATCGAGAGGAGAGCGTAGAATGGATCGATTTCAACGTCCTGGGCGGCTGGATCGGCCCGCAGACCCCGATGGTGATAATGGACACGCCTCGATCATAGACACGAGCACCTGGCCTGGTTCTGGATCTGGAGGATCTGGGTATGAAGGCTTTTGCAGGTTCTGCAGGTAGGGTCACCTGGGCATCTGGTGGCAGGGAGCCGAGAGCTGTTGCTGTGAGGGTTGATCGCCTGGCAGTGCTCTGGGTTGGCACCGCGCTGATGGCGCAAAGGGCCAGCTCCCCTGCTTTCTCACACAGAGCCCGTAGCAGAATGCCTACAGATCGTATACAGTTTGTTACGCGGTCGTAACGGTCTGTAGGAAAATGTCTCATAGAGTAGTAAAGGGTAGTTAAGAGAAGAGAAGGGCTTTTGCAGCAAAAAAATCCGAATAGCAAAAAAGGGGGGGTACAGTGAGTTTGACACTCACCGTCCCCCTGAAGACGTAACTCCTTCCCCACACTGGGGTTACCGCTCCCAATACTTTATGTCGGTTATGCTTCTCTACGACCGCGATGGCAGTGATTTCTGTGATTTCTGTGACGGATTCTACATGGAGAGGTGAGGCGACCATGACCTTATGTGAGGCTGCCGTGCAGCTGCTGCAGTCGCTCGACGAGTCCACCGTCGAGACCGGCGACAACCTGGACGACGAGACCACTCTCGTTGACGGCTACGTCGTCGGTATCGAGGATCTCCGCAAGGCACTCGGCTGCTGGAAGGCGGCAGCCCGTAAGTGTCCCCAGGTGCTCATCCCTTTCAAGCAGCAACCTCTTAGTCGCACCCACGAACTGGGGGCCGCAGGACGCCTCCCCGGCGCAGTCCTACAGGCCAACTCGGACGGCACGATCAGCAAGGTCGATCCCGATCCCCTCACTGCTATCGAACGACTGGAAGGAGAGTGATGACACGGTGTGGCATATGCCAGAGCAAGCGGAGTTGGTGTTACCTCGTGATCGGCGTGTGGGCCTTCATGCTCGTAGTGCTGTATCTCGTATGCAAGGAGGCGTTATGAAACATCCTCGTTGGTGGACACGTGAACTGCCGCAGAAGGAAGGCTTTTACTTCTGGAAGCGCAATCACAACTGGAGTCCGTGGCTGTGGCACTGTTACTACGTCACGTTTGAGGAAGAGAGGCCCACGTACTGGGAAACAGGGTGGGCCGCTGGCCTGGCCAAGGCTGTCTACACTCCTCGCGGTGGACACTGGTCTATGATTCGACCTGAAGCACTGGAAGATCACCAATGATGGCCTTAGCCTGCGTCGCTGGTGGGCTGGCAGCTCTTTACGTGATCGTAACCTTCTACGGCGCCTATCTCGAAGAGACTGAGGACGACGACCTGTGAACAAGCAAGTCAGAGCATTGTTCGATGCCCATCAGTTTTGATTGAAGTGAGAGACGGCCCAGACTTCATTGTCGCCTTTCAGTACGAGGAGAACGGGCTATGGCATCTGGACTTCCAGTGGGGGGCCAAGATCGGCGATCCGAAATCCGATCGCTCTACCTGGGTCACCAGAATCACCGCCTGCAGCTCCCGTAAAGACCCGCTCGAGGCGTTTGCGGACGCGGAGAAGTGGCCCTACGAACTGACACAGGGGAAGAAATACATCTGGGGCTTCTCCCAGAGAAAACCGGAGATGGCGAAATGAGAGAGGTACTCGGCATTGCCTTCCTGCTCCCTCTGGTCGCAGTGGCCGTGGCGCTGATGTGTGTCCTGGCGGTAGTGGTCTGGGTGATCGAGGCGACCGGTCGCGACACCAGCAGCATACGCGACGGCAGATGAAGCGAGCCATGGTCGCGTCGATGACGCTGGCCCAGGTGATCGGATTGCTCAAGCTGGAGGCCGTGCTGCAGCTCGAGCAGCTGATCGATGACCCGTGGTGGCTGCGGGCTGCTGCCTATTCCATGGGTGGCGCCCTGGCGGTGGCCACATCATGGTTGAACGTGAAACTGGTAAGGAGGTTGGACAAATGACCTTGACGGATCACCTACTGAGAGAGCACTTTAGGGGCATCGAGTCCCCGACGATGCTCTCCCCCGTGGATTCCCCCTTATGATCAAAGCCGCAGTACTCATCGGTTGTTGCGCGGTGTGGGCTTTGGTTATATGGGGGGGGATCACTCATCGCAGGAGGAAGAGATCGTGGCGCTGATCATACCCCAATCCCATAACTTCGACTGGCTCGGTGACGGCACCAGACTGGTGTGTCCCTGTTGCGGGTCCGCCCGCCCGGCCACCGAACGGTTTCGGCACCACATCGAGCTCAAGCAGGCCCTGCGGGACTGGTGGGACGCCAGCATCACCGACACCTCTGGGTTCAGGTGCCCGGCCTACAACCGCAAGGTTGGCGGGGCACCCAAGTCTCAGCACATCCTGCGGCGAGTCCCCCACGACCAGAACGACGACTTCGCCACAGACTCGGTGGTCAAGATCGATTCGCCTCGAGTTACCCGCGTCCGCGGCAACAAGGCCAAGCTCTACGAGCGGTGGTTCATGGCCCACATTCAGGTGGCAGAGAGAGCCATCGAGATCGGCTTCACCGGTGTAGGAGTCTACAAGGGCGACTACAGCAAGGAAATCACCCCCTCCATCCACCTCGATCTGCGCCCAGGCGAGCTGGTTACCTGGGGCTCAAAGGAGGCTGAAGCCCTCAAATGAGCCGGCGGACGCGGTTTTGGGGAGGCACACTGATCCTCACTCTGGCAGGGGCCTTCTGTCTGGCGTTTTGGGGCCTTATAGCCTGGGTGATCTTTGGCTAAATCACAAGACATCCCCAGCAGGGACATCGCTGTAGCCAAAGCTACGGCTACGCTAAAGACCGAACCCGCGTGGATCCTGATACATGCCCCGGCCTCGAAGGAGGACGGGCTGCACTACACTGACATCTACGGGTATTTGCTCAACGGACTGGACGACCGCCTGCCACACAGCAGGTTTTTGGTCCAAATGCTCCGCAACATCGCTGACGGAATAGAGGAAGACCATGACCACCAAGAAGGCCCCCCCGACTCCAACCCAGAACCACAACGGCACGATCCCTCTGGGGAAGAGCCTCCTACCCCCTGAAGTGCTCGAGCAGTGCCCCGACGACCTCCCAGACGCGGCGGCGTTTATCTTCTGGTCCGGGTGGCAGAGAGGATCCGCAGCTCGAGATGTGTACTGGGAAGCGGAGCTGGAACGGCGCCTGGGCTCCTACGAGACACGCTTTGTGGTAGGCCGAGACCAGGCGCCCCCGGCGCTCGACGTCTTGGACGACATCAAGAACCCGCCCGACATCACCTCCTACGAGACGGAGCAGAAGAAGCAGCGCGTCATCACCGCGGCCCCGCCCGGCCCAGGCGAAGAGGCGCCGATCGGCGCGTTCACAGGCCCCACGGTGCTGCAGTTTGTGGAATATGCCGTGAACAACTCCTCCGACAAGATGCGGGCCCGGCTGATCGCACGGGAGCTTCTCGAGGAGAACAAGGAAAACTACCCCTCTGGGATCCCTCCGGGGTCCACCTTGCGTTGGATCAACGACAAGCTCAAGGAGGAGGGCATCCAGCTTGCCCCCGTGCAACACCTGGGCGACGGTGGCAATGTGTCTGACGAAGACGTCGAGGAGTCGAACTTCGGATGAGTGAGATAATCTGGGGGGGCGCCTCGCATGTGAAGCTGCCGGTCTTCGACGTTTGCTGGACCTCGCCGCCGTATGAGATAGACACCGACGACCTGTATGCTGTCACCCAGAAGCTCTACAAGGTGGCCAAGGACGACGCCCTGCTCTGGGTGATGCACCCGGAGGCGTTCGCCTTCGCCGGCTGGGATCTGATCACCCACTGCAGCTGGTGTATGACCGAATCCGACGTCGACAAGGCCTACATCGCCAGGGGTCCACTCGAGGTGATGCACGATATCTGGCTGTTCAAGAAGCGGGGCCAGGAGCACTACTGGAAGTCTGACTACTGGATGCCCAACTGGCTCGCCGGCGGACTGATCGAATCAGACGCCACCTACCTACCCGTACCCACGGAGGTTATCCAAGAATGCCTCGGCGCCTCTCTGCCCAGCGAAGGGAAGACGTTTCTCGATCCATACTGCGGAACGGCAAGCAGCGTGTGTACCGCCCACGAGATGGGCTTCCATGCGATCGGGATCGAAATCAACGAGCAGACAGTGAAAAATGCGAGGATGAGGCTGAAGGCGATGGACATCGAGCTGTCGAGTGAACGGTTCAAGCGGGAGGCGAAATTGAAGGACAGAGGGGAAAAGAAGGACAGAGGGGAAAAGAAGGCTGTGCAGAATTGACACTCGCCCTCCCCAACCTCAGCGCCGCCGGTAGGCACCTGTCGCCGCATCACTCCCAGGCGTGGTGCGAGAAGACGCTGAAGATCAAGGACAAGAACGGGGTCGTGGTCCCGCTGCGCTACAACTCCGTCCAGAAGGATCTGAACCGCCGCTTCCATGACGGGATGCGGGCCCAGATCCCGGTCAGGCTGATCATCCTGAAGGCCCGGCAGATCGGCTGCAGCACATGGACAGAGTCTGTGGTCTACGACTGGATCAACCATGTCGACAACCAAGACGCCCTGATTTTGGCTGATTCACCGAAAAGCTCAACCCGGCTTTACGAGATGTTCACCACCTTCTACGACCACCACATTGGCCACAAGCCCACCAGGCACATGCACTCCAAGGGCCTGAAGTTCCAGATGCCCTCCAACTCACAGGTCGTAGTCGACACCGCCAAGCGCAAATACGCCGGCACCTCTCTCACCGTGCAGTGCGCCCACCTGTCTGAGGTCGCCAAATGGGACGACCCAGCGACCACCTTCCTCTCTCTGGCCCAGGCGCTGCCGGGCCGGAAGAATACTTTCGGGGTCATGGAGTCGACGGCGGCGGGCGCCGGCGACTGGTTCAACGAGCAGTGGGACGCCGCGGAACGAGGGGAATCTGCCTGGGAGCCCTGCTTCTATTCGTGGTTCTCGATGCCAGAATACTCCCTCGACCCCAAGCGGATCAGCATGGAAGGGTTCGGCAAGGACTCGCGCTACAACATGTACGAGGGGGAAGAGCAGGATCTGGTCGAGCAGTTCAAGTGCAACATGGACCAGATGGCATGGCGGAGATGGGCGATCGCCAACAACTGCGGCGGCGACGTCCTGTTGTTTCATCAGGAATACCCGTCTACTCCTGAAGAAGCGTTCATCTCCGCCGGCACCCCCAGGTTCAACGTCCAAATCTTGAGCAACTGGCGGCAGCATACCTCAGATCCCATGGCTGTGGGCATGTTCCCGCTGGCCATGTCTCAGGTCGAAGTGGTCACACAGATGCAGCCGGGGGACATGGTCAACCTCTGGGAGATGCCAGACCCAACCCACAACTACGTGATCGGCGCCGATTGCGCCGGCTCCTCCCCAGACGGGGACTACTCAGCAGCGGTCGTAATCGACGCCAGCGTCTACCCCGTGCGCGTCGTAGCCACCATCCACGGCTGGATGGACGCCGACGTCTACTCCTCGCAGCTGGCCTCTGTCGGGAGACTCTACAACAACGCCCTGCTGGCCATCGAGGTGAACGGGATCGGGGACGCCGTCCAGAACCAGGCCCGGCACCTCTACCACAACTTCTACCACCGCCTGCCGATCGATCGCGAGATCCGTATGCCGGGAGACCGGATCGGCTGGTGTACCTCCTACGTCACCCGGCCCATGCTGGTCGAAACCCTCGCTGCGGCAATTCGCGACGAGGACATCTCCTGTCCATCTGACGATGTGATCCTCGAGTTGTTGTCCTTTCACTCTGTCCCAGGTCCGCGGGTCGCCGAGGCAAAGCCGGGCACCCATGATGACTACGTCTTCGCGCTGGGCATCGCCATCATGGCCATGACCTACAAGACCAGTGGCGAGTATCGCCACTACGACGACGATGATCATTCCGACGTGGGACGCATGTCGAAGAGGGTATGATGCTCTACAGAATCTGTGTATCCGCAGCCGTGGTGTGCCTCGCGGTATTCGCCGGTATGGTCCTGGCTCAGGACAGAGACCTCCCTGTGGGCAGTGTGCCTCGGGGGCCGGTCGAGACCCAGGAGTTCATTCTGGTCGACGACGCCGGCGATCCGCGCCTGGCCATCACCTTCGTCAACGACGAGCCGGCCATCATCTTCCTCGACCGGGGCCAGACGCTGAGAGACGCCAAGCTCAACGTCGCCGCCGGCAACACCCACCAAGCCGTAGAGGTGAACCATTGAGTGACTTACGGAGGACGTACCGCGTACAGAGCATCGACAAGTTCACGGCGCCAGAACTCGAGGCGTTCCTCAAGGACGTAGCCAAGGATCCGCATTTCACGAACGTAGTGCCGGTCAAGCTGTTCAAGAGCGGCACCGTGTTGATTCTGGAGGGCACATGGGACGACGAAACATCTACAAGCCCAGCGCAACCGGCAAACTGAGCCGGAAGCAGATTAAGCTGCTCTACGAGGCCGACGACGGCGGTTTCGTCGTAGATCTCCTGGCCAAGCGCCGGCACAAAGGCACCTCCTCCGCCACAGTCAACGCCTTGACTGCCAAGGGGATGATCCGTTGTGTCACTGAGGGAGAGCAGATGTTCGCGGTGCGGGAGTATCACATCACCCAGAAGGGCCGGGCCGCGCTCGAGGCAGACATGCGCGAAGAGGACAAGGCCGAGATGCTCCGAAACATTGAGATCGAGGCGGACTATTGAACGCCATCCAGCTGCCCGATGGGAAGTGGATATCCTACGCCCAGGTGCGGAAGCGTAACGACCCGGAGCTCTGGGAGGTCATCGACCGCAACCCCAGAGCCCTCAAGCGCTACCCCGATACCCGGTTTGGAGTCCTGCCCAACGGAAAATTGTTCCTGCCCAAGCCGGGGGAACAGGTAGACCCCATGGTCCGGGGAGGCTCGTACTCCCTCTACACCCGGATCTGGGCGGCGATCACCCCGAAAAAGGGCCTGCAGCCAGGCTACTGCGCTGTGGTGGGAGAGTGCTACGACGACACCTTCGACCCCAAGGAGCGGGACTTCTTCCTGCTGGACGAGGGGGTCACGCTGGGGGACAACCCCTCGCTGTCCCTGCACCCAGACCTCTTCGAGGCCACATCCGCTCTGAAGGACATCTACAAGCTGGACCGGATCTATCTGGACTTCAAAAACGGCCAGTTTCTGACTGAGATCCAGAAGATGCAGTGGGGGATCGTCCACTACCCGGAAGAAGATTCCATGTCTGACAGGCAGATACGGAAAAGATTTCCCTTCTTCGAGTCCCGCGAGAGGATCTGCTCCCCGATCGAGGCGCCCTACGCCGGCAACGACGAGTGGGACTTCTCGACCGTCGACGCTCTATTCGCCCGGAAGCGGCTCATCATCCACCCCTCCTGCGAGACCTGGCGCTTCGGCCAATACCGGACCCCACACAGGGCCCTGGCCATGGCGGTGGGCGCCCTCATGTTCTGGGACTGGTCGGAGATCCTGCGGGAGCAGGAGATCTCCGACGGCTACGAGTCCAGCGAGATGACCAAGGGCGAGGAAGAGCAGGAGGAGCAGGACGAGCAGTATCTGTGCGATGTGGCCTGGATGGTCGGCGATCAGCAGACCAGAGGTCTCATCGAGGAGGAGGGCCTCGACGGCTACCGCAAGGCGGTGGGCCTGGAGTGGGCCACATGAAGTGGGGAGCCCTCGCGGTGCTGGCCCTGATCCTCGTAGGGTTGGGATTCCGCGGATGGGAGGGCTACAAAAAGGCCACCGTCATGCACAGATCGCGGAGAGACCCGGTCTTCATGGCACACCAGCTGGACCAAATCCCCTACGGTATCAAGTTCTCTCCGTTGGACATACGAGAACTACTCACGACGGCCACAGGCGCCGATCCGGGGGACACCCGGAGGCTCTGGAGGTTGACCATTCCGGCAAATGGTGACACATTCGTATTTGAAGCCGACAGTTCCGTGTCCTCTCTCATGGGATCGTCGATGGCTTGGGAGCGAAAACGATGAAGCGCGTTGTCCTGCTTATACTTGCACTGACGGTAGCGGCCCAGGCAGACTGGTCGCACAAGCTCACTACGGACCTGACAGGCAGTCAGGTCAAAATGAAGGACTGGTCGAGGGGCGGAGAGGACTCGTTCTCATGGGAGTTCGACATCACCGGCATCAGCATCGAGAAGACCCCCGGCCACACATGGACATGGCGCTATGGACTCGACTACGGCCAGACGCAACAGGGGTCTCGAGATCCGCGCAAGACAGACGATCTATTCAAGGTGGCCACAACCTACCTGATCAACACCGACAGCTGGGTCAAGCCGTATGTGTCAGCCGGGCTGCGGACACAACTCACTGCAGGACACCGATATGCGCCACAGCGTAGGATATCAGACCTGTGGGATCCTGCTTATTTGAACGAGGCCGCGGGCGTTGGAAAGGGTCTGACCTTCGGCATTGCGGAGGTGGAGACACGCGCTGGCGCCTCGTTCAGGCATGTGCTGACCAGGGACTTCAACAACTACTCTGGCGGCAGCAGCATGTCGACGGACTTCGGGTTTGAATCCGTAACGGAGCTGGACTACAAGATCTCTGATACGGCCCAGATGGACTCCAAGGTCAAGTTCTTCAAGACCTCCGGGCGCACCTGGGTGATACGAACAGACACGGCGCTGCGCTTCCAGCTTACGAAGCTGATCGTATTGAGGGCGGAGCTGGCCGCGTTTCGCGATGAGCGAAGTAGCGATGACTGGCAGCTGAAGCAGTCGACGGAGATCGGTATCGGCTGGAAGCTGTAGCAAATGAGGATCGTCGATGAAGCGTTCTATCACTGGATTGTCCAGAACCCCCTCTGGTGCGGGGAAGGCTGTCTGGTTTGTGGTAGGACGCCAGACCGAGCGCATCTGCGCTCACGCGGTGCTGGCGGTTCGGACTACTTTCTCATTCCGTTTTGCCATGAGCACCACATGGAATCGCATGAGAGACCGGAGTTCTGGTTCAAGTGGCGCGAAGCGATCTGTAGGTGGTTTGCCTGTTCTCTCCCCAAAATCCACGCTGAATACAAGCGCATGATCGAGGCCGATGAATTGCCCAGACCAGCGCACATGGAGGATCTGATATGAGGATCCATAGGCTGCAGCAGCTGTTCTTCGGTGGTATTGTCGGCATGGCCATCCTCATCTTCGGCGGCATTGTCTTCGCCCTGGTCGCGGGCTGCGGATCCACCAAGGAAGTGGCCCAGCCGGCGGTCCACTACGAGCCCCCCACAGAATATGTCGGAGCCGCGACGACCACCTCGCCGTTCACGACCACGATGGACGAGGGCCCTTCCTGGCGCTGGGGCCCTGTCTTCTTCTACACCAGCCAGCACAACATCCGGTACGATCAGATCCCTGCCCTTAACGAGCAGGCCGAGTTCCTGATGGACAACCCTGACCTTTACGTTCACGTCACAGGCCACGCTGACCGGCGGGGATCGCGGATCACCAACGCCCTGCTGGCCAGCCGCCGCGCTGCAGCTGTACGCGACTATCTGGTGCGCTCCGGGGTGAATGAGGAGCAGATCATCACGCTGTCCTTTGGCGCGGACAAGACAACCGGCGCCGGCCTCAAGGCCGACAGAAGGGCAGAAGTCGTAGTGCAGTAACCAGATACGCTTGACATTCGAGAGGATCCCCACGAAGATTCTCTCATAGAGACATCGCACCTCTGCTATGGAGGTGCCGGATTTAGGAATGAGCGATTTTGACGGGTCGAGCTCTGGCCCGTCGAGGTCGCTCTTTTTTGTGTATAGACCATGGCAACATAGCGGCCATGGTCTCAGGTGGACGGGGCGCCCGTCAACGCTCCGTCCACCGCCTACTTCTTGGAGAGAAGCTGATGCCTCGCGAGAAAAACCTTGATGCCACCGACGACCAGCGGTACCTGGGGGTCGATTCTCAGACGCGAGAGCGGGACGTAGAGAAGCGCAAATCACAGCGACGAGGCAGCGGCAAGCGAGCTGGCCCCCGAAAAAAGAAGCGCAGTTCAGCCTGCCGCAGCTCGACGAGGGCCGGACGGAGGATCTGATGGCAAAGCGATACACAGCGAGGAAGCTAAAGAATGCCCAGAAGAAGATCCGCTCTGGCCTACGGGAGAAGTATGGCTACATCTCCGGCGCGGACCAAGTTCGCCGCATCGCTCTGGGGGATCCCCCAGAGCAGCGCCCGTCCCTTGATGCTACTGACGATCAGCGGTATCTGGGCGTCGATGCCCAGACGCGAGAGCGGGACGTAGAGAAGCGCAAATCACAGCGACGGGGCAGCGGCAAGCGAGCTGGCCCCCGGAAGAATAAGCGCAGTTCAGCCCGCAGTGCAGCAAAGAGGCGCCGGTAGATGGCCAAAGACCCAAAAGAGTATTCCCAGATGCTCCACGACGCCGTCCATGAGATGGCGGAGTGGGGGCGTATTGGCCAGAAGTCCCGCCGCTACATGCACTCCCGGCAGTGGGACGACGTCAACCTCGACCAGGGGCGCAACCAGCTCCGGCTGACGCACAACGTCATCCGGCGCGACATCGAGAATCTGGTCGCCCGGCTGATTGAGGCCGATCCCATCATCGAAACGCAGGGCCGGGGCCCAGAGGACTGGCAGATTTCCTCTGTCTGGAAGGATCTCCTGCGCTGGTCAGATGACTGGACGGGGCAGGAATACGACTCCGTGCTCGAGGTCCGCCGGAAGTGCATGATGCACATGTACACCGTGGGCCTGGGGATCGAGGAAGTGGGGTTCGCTGCCGACGAGGAGGGCGGACAGGGCATGGTGGTCTCCAAAGCGTTGGACCCCATGCACTTCGCCTGGGCGGACGACGGCGACTCCGTGCAGCTGCGGAACGTGTCTTGGATGGCCAAATACCCACCCATGCTCGTTGAGCACCTCGAGAAAGAGTTCCCAGACCTCAAGGACGAGATCAAAGCAGACGTGCCTGGGTTCTTCACTCAGGGCTTCCAGACCGCCCGCTTCGAGAACTACCGCACCCTCCTGCAGCCCCGCGCTGACTCGCAGTCCGTCCCCAACGCCAGACACAAGAAGGCCTACCGGCAGGAGTTCTGGGAGAAGACCTTCACCTGGGAGAACCGCCTGCTGCTGCCCAACGGGGACGTGTGGATGGTTTCCGATCCTGACCCCAAGGACCCGGAGGGCGATCCCATCCGGCGCCCAGGCACCGAGGCGGACGCCAAGACCCGGCTGACTGAGCAAGAGCAGAACATGCTCGAGCCAGACAAGATCAAAGAGCACGAGCTCACCACCACCGTAGTCATCAACGATCACGTCGCCCAGGTGACGAAGCGGTCGATCTACGACACCCGCGAGAAGGGCCACGGCGAGTATCCCTTCGCGTTCTACTCAGGCTCCCAAGACCCAGACCAGACCCACCCGCACGGCGAGGTGGAGTATCTGATGGGGTATCAGGACTTCATCAATCAGATGATGAGCCGCTACGCGGAGTCGATGTTCATCCAAAACAGCCAGTTCCTCTGGGTGAACAAGGGCATGATGCCCAAGGGCGAAGAGGGCAAGCTCGACAACCTGGGCCGCAAGCCGCTGCAGAAAATCTTCGGCTACCCCGGCCAGGCCCCGCCGCAGTTCGTTGGATCGGCAGCGCAGTCCGCCCAGCTGTGGCAGCAGGGCATCGAGTTTATGACCAGCCTCAAGGACAAGATGTCGACGGTCGCTGACGTCAATCGCGCAGCGCCTCAGTATGAGCTGTCAGGCAAGGCCGTACGCGCCCTGCAGGCCGACGCTGATCTGTTCTCTACGATCCCCCGAAAGAACGTCGAGAGCGCCATGAGGCAGGCCACGATGCTGCGTATCTCTGTGATGATGCAGTTTTTCCGCGGCAAGCGGTTCGCTCGCATCACGCCCAAGGCCGGCTCCACCCAGCAGCAGCCCTACACGATCTTCATGGGCAACGACGAGCAGATGATCCAAGACACCCACAGCCTGAGAAAGACCGACAACGGTCAGGCCATGGAGACCCCGCGAGGGGAGAAGGGGATCATGCTCCCCCTCAACGACGAGGGGATCCGCAAGTTCGATCTGCGCCTGTCGTTGGACTCCGGCAAGGAGGCCAAGAAGGCAGAGCGGGCGGAGCTGGCCACCAACATGATGCAGTACATGGGCCCCGCCGCCGGCATGGGGATCCTCAAGTGGGCCGCGCAGCTGCTGGACGTGCCCAACTACGAGGAACTCGCCGCGGCCCTCGACGAGTCCGACGCGCAGGGCCAGGCCATGGCCCAGATCAACCAGCTGCAGAAGGAAACCGGCATGTCCTTGCCGGAGATGATCCAACAGATCCGCTCCATGGCTGCAGTTCAGCCACCCGGCGGGGGCCCTGGAGGCGGTGGCCCCCCTGGTGGGGGCGGACCTCCACCGGGAGCAGGCCCACCGCCCGGCGGCGGCGGGCCACCGCCTGAGCCACCCGGAGGAGGCGCTCGCATGAGGCCCCCACAGCAACCTGAAGGTCGTGTCACAGCAGCTGATCGAGGAGCAACAGGATGAGCAGTGTCATAGTCGATCCTCATGGCAACCCCGCGATCCCGTTTATGACGGACAACGTGGACGGCTGGGAGGACCAAGAGTCCGACTACGCTGACGCCTTTGAGCCAGCCCTGTGGCTGATCATGGAGAAGCAGGACATCCGCATGGACCCGACGCTGTCGAAGGAGGAGCAGTTGAGCAACCGGGACATCGGCATCCTGTCGCACTCCTTCTGGAAGTGGACGATCCATGTGAACTGGTCCACAACGTGGGCCCAGAAGATCCCGCCACACCACATGGCGGTGCATTTCAATGGGGTGCTTGTCGGCATCATCTCTCCCTTCCTCACGATCCGTACGTGCTGGAGCTGTCGCCTGGGCGATCCTACCAGAACACCCGGCGGACAACCGGCCCGCAATGGCTACGACGAGAAGTGGTTCTACATCACGTACCCAGGGAGCACGATCAAGCTGCCGGCGGTGTATCCGGCGCATCCATGCCCGGAATGCGGGGCATACGACTGGTTCGCCAATACGGTCGAGATCGAGCAATTCCAACGTGACGCCGCCGAACATCTCGCGGTGGCCACCGGTGACGACGTTCATGCCACAGATATGCGCGTGACGCATGACCCTCGAGGTGAGGGCAAAATGGGCTACGCCCGGACGAAGGTATAGACATGGCAAACGAGATAGATCCTTTCCCAGGCTTCAAAGATCCCAGAGGGCCATTTGGCAATGCCACGACCCTGACGCCACACGACACCAACCTCCTGAAGAGGACGAGCTCGATGCTCTACGTGGGCGTGGCTGGGGATCTGAAGGTGACCACCGCCAATGGCGATGAGGTCATCTTCGAGAACTGTCCTGTGGGATTTCACTCTATTCGCGCAAAGATCGTCTGGTCTACCGGCACTGCCGCGACCGACATCATTGCGCTTTCGTAATCGTCGCAAACTGCGACGACCAAAGCCGGAATACCCGGCGTTTTAACCAGCCGGGTGAGCGAGGCAGCGCCAGCCTCACTCGCCGGCATTATCGGGCCAACGGACTGACGACCTACAGTTAATGGGCAACGGCAGACGCGCTCGAGGAGAAAACGACAAATGGATAAGCCATACGACCTCTCACAGCTGACGATGACCCAGCGGGCAATGCTGTTCCCTGTCTGCGGTGGATCTGAGGCTGCTGGGGTGGCAACGGAGGGCGACACCATCACGGTCGACGGCGAGGAGTTTTCTAAGTCAGACCTGGCCGACTTCAAAAACGATCAGGACTGGCGAAAAAGTAACGAGGACCGTTCCGCAGAGAATAAGCGTCAGGAGGCAGCGATTGCCGCCGAGCGCCAAGCTCTGGCCGAGGAACGTCGCCTGGCTGCACTGGAAGGCCAAGAGAGAGTGGAACGCACACGGGTAGCAAATCAGAAGAAGGAAGAGCAGGCAGACCCATTGGATCTGTCCGGTCTCCCTGATCCGGGTGAGGAGCCAGCGGCTCACGCCGAGGCGCTCCAGAACCGTATGCGGGATGCTCTGGCCAACGGGCAACAGAAGGCAGCGGACCAGTATCGGCGCGAGTTGAAGACTGCCACCGATCAGGTAAAACGAGAGGTGCAGGGGACCAACGAGCAGGAACGAGTCTACCGGGAGAACACGAAGACGACCGAGGACTACTTCAACGAGATGGAGAAGGCGGGCACCCCCGTCGACAAGTCCACCCAGAATCTGATCAAGGGTCGTATGGATCGGATGATGCGGGTGGAAGGTCTCAGCGAGGTTGATCCATCGGGCGTAGTCAAGTTCACCCGAGATGCCGTAGCCGCCGCAGATCAGGCAGCGCGGCCTGACTACTGGAAGAATCGATGGGTGGAAGAAGGGTTCCAAAACGGACTGACCCAGCGCCGACGCAACGGTCAGGCCGACGAGGTGCTCAATTCCAACGGCAAGACTCCTCCAGGCGCGAAGGCCACGCCGGCTGAACTGTACGAATACGGTTCCGATCTCCCCTCTGCGTCTCCGCAGGCCCAGGCGTTTTTCGACAATCTGAGCCCGGAGCAGCTGGACGCCTACATCAAAGAGGATCACGCTCGTAGAGTAGGCGAACAGATGGGTGGAGACTACCTCTAACCCCGTCCACCGGAAGGTATGAAGCCATGACTTTCGTCACGGGCACAGCGTCCGGTAACACCCTTACCCGGATCGCGTGGAGTTCAAAGCTCCATCGCGAGACCCGCAATCGGTTTTTCTTTAACCAGCGCGGGATGGTGAGTGCAGATACCGGCGACGAGCCCTCCTTCGAGAGGCGCTCTGGGACACCGATCGTGTCTCAAGAGCAACTGAACAACCGGCGGGCCCAGGAAGTCCGCGTAGCGATGCAGCGGCAGCTCACGACCAACCGCACGGTTGGCACCGGAACCCGCTCGCTCGACGCGCAGACCTACGGCACCGCGTCCATGGTCGACAACGAAGAGACCATGGAACTGTACAACATGGACTGTTGGGTCGAGCAGATGAAACATGCTACCTCGTTCAACACTCCTGAGATTCAGGATCTCCGCACCGAGTTCAAGATGACCATCCGCGCAGCTGACGTCCTGGCTGACTGGATGGCCGCGGAGCAGGAAGAGAGCGTCCTCGACGCCGCCTACGATCGCTATTCGGCGAATGTGGTCTCCTCCTCACTGGCGTCCGCCAGTGATCCTCCGTCGAACAGCCTGCAGTACGCGGGCAACCAGGCCGACGACGCCTCTGTGACCAGCAGCGACACGCTGACGTCCGCAGAGCTGCGCCGGGTATTCGCCTGGTGCGACGTGAACAACATCAACCCGATCCGCCACATGGGCCGGGATTGCTTCATCATGCTGGTTCACACGTATAACTACGTGGACCTCAACGCGGACTCTGAGTTCCGTGAGGCTTTCCAGCACGGTTGGCAGCGGGCCTCCAGCCCGTCCAACAACCCGCTGTTCGACATGGCGGATGCTGAGTACATGGGGATTTACGTCCACAAGTACAACCGCATTCGCAAGGCCGCAACAAACGGGAATGCGTATCGCTGCCTGGTCTTGGGCTCCGACGCGCTCGCTGAAGGGGTCACTGCCCGCCCGCGCCTGGTCCGTCGCAAAGAGGATCAGTATGAGGACACCTACGGTCTCGGCATCAAAGCCATCTGCGGATGGAGCCGGGCTGACTGGAGGAATCAGGGTGCGGCCACCACGGTGAACCAGAGTCTTGCTATCTGGAGCACCTACGGCAACACATCGGTCTAAGGGGAGGACGCCAAAATGTTGAAACGCTTTGTTTCTGGCCTTCTGGCCCTGTTTCTGATCGCTGGCCTTGTCGACGCGCAGGAGTTGAGGCCCGTCAACTTCGGCAACAACGTGGGGTCTGCGAAGACCGACACGATGATCTGGTTCGCCTCGGGGTCTATCCCCGGCACGGCGAACCGCGTCGACACCATGGTGGCCGGCACGTTGAACGATACCACCTACGGTATCGAAATCGCTGGGGCTTCACAGGTCTCCGTCGAGATCATTGGTCGCTCGAAGAACGACGATCAGGATCTCACTTACTACGGCCAAGTGTCGAACCAGAACATCAAAACCGGGGCCTGGCACTCGCTTGCGACGACCTACAGCGTCGACGTCACCGCGGGTTCTGCGGTGGGCCAGTCTGAAAACACCGGTCGAGATTCCACCATGTGGGTGCTGCTCAACACCTCTGGGGGGGTAGACACGCTGCTTGCGCCGACTACCGCCGCAGGGATGGAAGTGTCACCCAATGCGGATCAGATGATGGTTCGCAACAGCCGGTTTTTCAGGCTGTGGTTTGACCCTGACTCCTCGGCGGGAGACTCGGTATATATCTCTGCGGTGATCACCAGAATCTATCCTCGATAGAGATCTGGCGGGCCCGTAGGGCAAGCTGTTTGAGGGAGGGGGCGTTTGCCTCCTCCCTCTTCTACCACCACAGAGAGGAACCCATGTCATATCTGGTCGAATATCTGGGAAACGAGGGCAATGTTTCGATTCTACACCGGGTGCTTGGGCGCCTGCATTTTCCCCCGAACCCTGGCTACAAGAACCGGCGCGTCATCGAGGTTGAGACCTCTGCGCTCCGAGATGAGCTGCTGGACACAGGGAACCCGCACGGGATCTCTCCGGTGCGCTACGCCGAACCCACAGACCTCCTGTCGGCCCAGAACAAGAAGCTGATGCTCGACCTCCTGATCGAGCTGGGCCTGGTCACCCATCAGCAGGCCGTGGACTGTCTGAGCACCGCTCCTCCCGCTCCTCCAGAGGAAGAGTTTAGGATATCCCCCGCGGCCATGGAGCTGGCAGTCGAGCATGAGCTCGATCCGACAGCGATCCACGGCACCGGCAAAGACGGCTCTGTCACCAAGGCCGACGTGCAAGCTGCAGTAGACAAGAAGGGGTAGGCTATGCCCTACGCTCCAGAGGACATTCGCCCGCACATCGGTGATCGCGTCCACAAGGACGTGAGCACCACTGGTACGGACGACTACCTCCACGTCACAAGGTGGATCATCCAGGCTGGATACCATCTACAGCGGATCAACGACTGGACCTGTCACAAGCAGGAGTTCAGTCTGACGCTGACGGCGGGCACCTACGCCTACGCCTACACTGACACAGTGTGGGACGGGGCTGCTCTGGTGCGCCCGCGCAAGCTGCAGGTCGACTCCATCCGCCGGGTGAACAGCAACAAGCGCCTCATCTGGCGGGACGAGGCAGAGGAGATCGACCGTGACCTGGGCGGCAACTGGAAGGATTCAGCCTCGGCCAACACTGTTTCTGACTACGCCTCACTGCGGGGCAATTCACTGATCATTGCCGGCAAGCCCAGCTCCGACTACGTCAGCAGCCATCCTACCCTGGAGGGCTACTACTACCGGGGCGAGGACTTCGACAGCAGCGGGGGCGATTGGGAGACCACAGACTTCGCCTTCCACTCGGACTTCTTCATGGATCACGTCGATCTGTGCATCATCTTCGGGATGCAGCAGGAGGATGAATCTGAGTTCAGAACCATGCTTGCCCATTGGGACAGGACGCGCCTGCCAGAGCTTCGAGGTTACGACCCGACGCCGCACTCCGACGAGCAGATCCATGTTGTTGATTGGTATGGGGCGGTTGAGGGAGAGAGCTACATCTACTAATGGCAAGAAGGCGCCGGCCTTATCGGATGGAGGAGTTTCGCGGGGAGAATAATCGTGACTCCCTGACCAACCAGCGGATCTTCGGCGGCAACAAGGCCAAGCTCTACCGCATGAGGAACTACCACCTCATCGGCTTTGGCCGGGGGCGGAAGCGTTACGGCTACACCAGCTACGTGTCGCCCAAGATCAGCGGCGACAACGCCGTGCAGGGCCTGCAGATGTACGAGTTCGGGTCGAACAGAAAGCTGTTCGGGGTCTCGAATGGGCAGCTGAAGGCCTTCACTGAGGGGTCAGATGTCTGGGCGACACACACAGGTGCTCTCACTCTCTCAACCACTGAGAGCGACCAACACCGCTTCGGCAACTTCACCGACGGTACGACCGAGTACCTCCTCGGCACAGACGGGGTTAATCCTCCCTATGCCTGGGACGGCACCAACGACGCCGTCACCTGGGCCAGCCTGGGCCCCGGAGCCCCTCCGGTTGCCACAGACGTCAAGGAGTATCACGGCCACATCCTCAGTCTCTACCGGGCCAGCCTCACCTACAGCGCCTATGGTCGCTTCGACTGGACGGACCAGAACGTCATCGACTCCACCCGCGACTCCTTGGGCCTCGCCCTCGAGCAGCACTCCAGAGACGCCGTGCTGGCCTTCTACGAGCGCCAGGTATATCGGATCACGTTCAACGAGCGCGAGGGCCCCACGTTCCTCTCCTTTCCCGTGGAAGGATCTGAGCCCTGTATCTCCAAGCAGTCGATCGCTACCAAGGACGGCTGGACATACTACGCCACCCGGCGCGGCGTTCGTCGTATCGGGCTGCGGGGAGAGAGCTGGCGGGACGAGTTCATCGGTCGCGAGATCGAGCAGTATTGGGATAGCCTCAACCGCGGGCGCCTCGATTCGATCGTGGCGGTGCCGCGGGGCGAGCCGTGGAACGAGATCCTGTTCCTTGTCACCGTGGGCCCCAACAGCACCCAGAACAACGCCATCCTCTGCTGGAACACGCAGATCGAGGGCTGGACGATCTGGCCCCCGTCGAGCACCGGCACCAAGATGCTCTTCGCTACTGGCGCCAATTTCGTCGACAGCGACGGCGTACCGCGTACGATCATGGGCGACTATTCAGGCAACGTCTGGGACTGCTTCGGCCACAACCTGGCAGACACCACGTTCACCGACGACGGCGCCTCGATCCGCACTGAGTTCTCGACAGGGTTTCTGGACTTCGGCTACAAGGGGGTCAAGGGGCTGCGCCAGATCATCTTGGACCTCGAGACCCCGGACAAGAAGACGTTCAACATTCTGGTTGAGGCTCTGGGTAAAAGTCCGATCTTTTCAGGCACCTTCACTGCGGGCGCCGGCGGCGAGATGCTGGACGTGGACTTCATTCTGGACGAGTCCGTACTATCGGTGGGGTCAGTCTCACAGGCCCAGACACCTCTCAACTCTTCAGGCCGGTACTTCAGTGTCGAGCTCATAGAGACAGACACAGACAGCGCACACGTTATCTCTGCACTGACCCTTCCTTGGGTCACCAAGGGCATGAGGATGGTATAATGGCTAAAGATTCAGGCTATCGTCTCGGCGTCGAGGATGTCAAATACGACAGATCCGCCGGACTCCAGGCCGTGGGTGACAATACAGACCTTGGTGCCCCAGGGGACGCCAATACGAAGAAGAAGACCTTCCAGACGCCGGCGGTCCTGAATACGGCAGCGGAGCTGGCCAATACAGACCTTGGTGCCCCGGCCCTGTCAGGTGAGGATCGCGACCGGGTGTTCAAGCACGAGGCCCAGCCCTACTTCCAGAAGCTGGACGACCAGCGCAAGCAGGACGAGAAGTATTTTGAGTCTATGGGTCTGCGTTGGAGCGGTGATCGCAGGGAGACCTACGACCGCCGCACAGAGGACACCTACGGGCGCGTGGCGGAAGACGTCATGGTGCCTCTGATCAAAGGCGAGCGGGCCGAACGCCGGCAGGACCTGACGACCATGGCCAACATCGGCATGATAGAAGGGCAGTTGGGAATCCAAGAAGGGCAGTTGGGAATCCAGGGCAGGGCCCAGGCTCTCGACGAGCTCAACTCAGAGTATGACAGAGCTGTCGCAGAGGCCCGCGAGACTGGGATGTGGACAGACCCGGAAACCCAGGAAGAGATCCAGACACTGGCAGCAAAGATCGAGGAGCATTCACAGAGTATCTCAGAGCGGAAGACGACCCTGCTGGAACAGGACCAGGCGATCAAGCGGGCCGAGCAGCGCGGGGAGATGACAGGCAGGTATTACGATCCGATAACCAACACAACCATGGACACATTGCAGGCGAAACGCGATCGGCTCAACGAGATCGTTCAAGAGGCTGTCCATCGTGGCTATTGGGGTACCGACATCACTGTCGACCTGGCCGAGTTCATGGCCGACATGGAAATCTCACCGTCAGAGTATCAAGACGGCGAATGGGGTGGCGCTGGCGGAGGGGACGAATCTGTGTCTTCATCGGATCGCGCTGAAATCTTGCGCTCTCTGACCGAGGACGCCTTTCGAGTGGCCATCCCTGGGATCGCCCAGGCCATCAACTTCTCCACCGAGGAGATCGAAGAGGTGGTCGGTTACATCGGCTACGACGACGCCTTCGAGTTCTTCGATCGGTTCATGCAGGGCGACAACATGCCAGTGTCGTCGTTCCTGGATTGGGCAGCGGAGATGGCCGCAGATCCTTCCGACGTTCAGGGTATCCTGGCCTCACTCGGCAATATGGTGGAGGTCGACTGGCAAGACGATCCTGAGACCATAAGTGCCCTGAGTTCGTATCTGGCTGAAGGCGGGCTGATTGGGGACATGCCCGCCGAATTGCGGGCGAAGCTCGACGGATACACACTGTCGATGCCTGGTGCCTATACGAACACCACCACCACCAGTGACACCACCACCAGTGACACCACCACCAGTGACACCACCACCAGTGACAACGCCAACGACGGCGGCGGGAGCACTGTAACCGACGAGCAGGCGAGAGACTTCCTGTTCGATCTACAAAACCGCGACGGTGGTTACGGTGCTGTTACACAACAGGAATGGGACGACCTTCCCGCGAAGTATCAGCAGGTCGTGCCGAACCCGGCCAACGCGAAGAAGTTTGAGAACGACGTGCTCTCCCAGACGGGGAGCAATTTCACGGAAGATCAGATACACAACGCCGCCGCCGTTTTTCGTGGTGAGGGCAAGGAGGCGGCGATCAGATATCTCCGCGGCTTCAATACTGGCTCCACCCAAGCAGCAGACGAGGCTGCTGCCGACGAGGCTGCTGCCGACACTACCACCACCGACAGCAGCAACTGGCGTAGCGCTCCCCATGCTGCCAATCCCGGCACCTTCGCTAAGAACATCAAGTTCGGCGACGGGTCGAAAGTATGGCAGCTGAACGATCCGCGCATGGTGGACATTGAGAACATGGTGCGTGACGGGCGCTTGGGAGAACTAAGTGCGCTCTACCTGCTGTACGACCAGGGCAAGATAAACCATACCGTCGCAGCACATCTGCGCGACAATATTCTCCGGGGTTGAGATGACAAACACGAATGCTTCTGCCTTCGAGCATAAGAGGATGGGAGACAAAGACCCCACAGGCGAGATCATCGGTGCGCCTGCTTGGGAACCCCCAAAGATCACCAACCGCGACAAGTTTGAATCGCAGGTTGGCGCCATCAAGGACAAGTTCCGGGAACAGTATGGGGCGACGGTCAGTGACGCCATGGCCCGCCGTGTTGCCCTGGGAGATCCCAATGAGCGCGGTCGCGTGACCACTTACGTAAAGACGCTCAAGCGCGAGAAGGAAGAGCACACCATGAACCTCGAGCAATCGAGGCTGACTGGTGATTTTTTTACCGGCGAGCTTGATCCTGAGACCGACCTGCCTATCAGCGTCCGCACGATAGTGGGCGAGGAGCACGACCGCGCCGGCGAGGAAGCCGCTGGATACACGACCATCAGGCCCGGCTACTTTACAATCGAGAACACTGGCTCTCAGGGGGTCATTGATCAGTTCCGCCTGCCCGATGGCACGTTTGACGAGAATGGCATCGCTTTCATTCAGCAAGACCTCAAGCAGCGTGGGTTCAAGCTGTCGGGGACACATGTGCGCGAGCTGGCGGAGACCGGTACGATCGCGTCAGAGATTCGCGTTTCGTCACTGACGGCGCGTCAGGTTGAAGCGACTGAGGCTGAAGTGTTGCTCGCCGGCCAAAGGTTTGAGCTGGACACGGAGATTGCCGATGCAAATGAAGCCCTGGCCTGGTTCAGTGCCGAGGGCACTATCTACGACCCCGTCACCGGTCTACCAGAAGTCGACGCGAACGGCGACACGCGCAGGACCGTCGAGAGCCGCCTCGAGCAGCTGCGGTGGATTGAGGAAAAAGGCGAGTTTGCTGACGGCTCACCAACGCTGCAACGCCGTCTGCGGGAGATGGACAACCAGACAAAACGTGACATCATCTTCGGCTACGACGAGAAGAATGCTAATGGCACCTACAAGCATGTGATGAACGAGGCAGGCCACTGGGAGCGCGTCCATGTGATGGGTCAGAACGAGCTGCAGATGCACATGCAGAAGCAAGACCAAGCCTTCACCATCTTCATGGCTGACGGTGGCAGTTACATCGACAACGACGGCAACAAGCAGACCCTCATCGGCCACCAGCAGTTTGAGTCAATGAAAGCCGAGCGCGGAGCTGCCCTTGAGGCGTTGCGTCGAGAAGGTGGAGAGATCGTCATTCAGCGCACCGGATCTGATGGCATCCCCTTCTACGACACTGTCACCGTGATGGGCACCGAATACGAGGCGCGGGCCCAATTCACTCGAGAAAACATCACAAGATGGCGGGACGCGAACCATGCCGCGAAACTTGCGATGGAGAGCGACGATGCCACCAGAGAGTTCGCCCGCGAGCAGGCGCGGCTGGACCGGCTTCAAGAGTGGCTCAATCGTGAGGACGTGCAGCGGCACGACATCGCGACCATCACTGCCGAGACCGCCGCGTCGTTGGAACTACAGGACGACCAGCAGGTATACCTCGAGGCCTACCAGATCCTCGACCATGCTCACCGGGCGTCAGAAAGCAACAAGGCCGAACGTCACGATGAAGTTATGGAAGGCCTGCGGACCGAGTTCGCCGGCGAGCAGGCGCGGCTGGACCGGCTTCAAGAGTGGCTCAATCGTGAGGACGTGCAGCGGCACAGCATCGCGACCATCACTGCCGAGACCGCCGCGTCGTTGGAACTACAGGACGACCAGCAGAAATACCTCGAGGCCTACCAGGCCCTCGACCGTGCTTTAGCGGCGTCAGAAAGCAGCAAGGCCAACCGTCACGATATGGTTATGGAAGGCCTGCGGAACGGCAATGCCCGTGAGATGCTCCGCCTGGACAAATCGCTAAGGATGGCCATCCAGGACGACGCCCAACGACACGCCGCGGTGACAGCGACTCTTGCCTGGCAGCGCGACATGATCGACGAGTATGGCGGCATGTACCTTGACGAGACTGGGGCGATGCACCGTGCGCCGGGTAGCCAGGCGCACGAGCGTGCCTTGACCGACCTGGCGGCCCGCCTGGACATCGACAGGATGGCAGCGCAGGAAATGATCGACAATCGCGCCGAGACTCGAAGCTGGTCTCGTGAGCTGTTTATGACCAGCCGGCAGTGGGGGCGCGACGACACTGTCCAGCGCCGCGAGGATTTGTGGCAGTCAGTAGAGCGTCAGCTCGATCGCGACCTGCAGCTTACTCTTCAGGCCGATCGCATCACCTCTGCAGAGACAATCGCCGCCAATCAGCTCACCTCTGCAGAGACAATCGCCGGCAATCTGCTGGACTGGCGGATCGAAGAAGACGGCCTTAATGCGAAGCGTCAGCAGTGGGCCGGTATCATGGATCTCGGGTTTGACGTTGTGGGCGAGCTGATTGGGCTGGGCGACGAGAAGTTCAAGCTCTTTGATGCGACGTCTTGGACTGTCGAAAAGTGGAACGCACTACGCAGCTCAGGAGATG